ATGGTACTAAGGGCCATGATGCTGAAGTTGGTAATATTTAATAAAGAAGATGGATATACCTCAAGAAATGCTTGATGATTTTCGTAATCATCTATGGGCATGTTTTAAATACCTAGGATTAGGAGAGCCTACAGGCGCACAGTACGCTATGGCAGATGTTTTACAGAACGGACCAGTCGATATGCAACTACAAGCTGGTCGTGGCTTTGGTAAGTCTGTTATTACCGCATGCTTAGCCTCTTGGTTTCTTCTTAAAGATCCTAATACTACTATAATGGTTGTATCTGCTACGGGAAACAAAGCAACAGAGTTTATCTCTATGACTAGAAAGATCTTAGATCTTGTTCCCTATTGCGAACACCTTAAACCTGGCGATCATACTACAGATAATGCTTTTGCCTTTGATGTAGAATGTAGGACTAAGATAGGACAAGATAAGTCTTGCTTTGCTAGAGGTATTAGTTCTCAAATCACGGGTAGCCATGCTGAGTATGTAATTGGGGATGATATCGAGATAGAAGGTAACTGTGAGACAGCTAATGCCAGGGAGAAACTGCTAAATAAGGTATCTGAGTTTGAACAAATACGAAATGTAGGTGGTCGAGTTATATTCTTAGGTACTCCTCAGATTAAAGATAGTATATATAGCCAGCTTGCTACTGGATACCCAGTTACTAAATTCCCTGCTGTTATGCCAGATAGGAATAACCTATCAGAGATAGACTCTGTTAGTGAATGGATATTACAGTTAGGAATAGAGGAAGGACAGCCTACTCAACCTGAAAGATTCCCTATGGATGTGTTATTAGAGAGAATGGCTAAAATTGGACCAAAGCTATTTGCTTTACACTATAAACTAGACACAAGTTTAGCAGATTTTGAGAAATATCCACTAAGATTGGCCGATTTACTGGTCATAGATGTCCATCCTGACATTTGTCCTGAGAAAATAGTATGGGGAAACTCTAATCCTATGAAAAGGATACCTAGTTTTGGATTAACGGGTGATATTATCTATGAACCCATGTGGATTTCTGATAAATTCGTCCCTTATACTCAAACTATTATGACAGTAGACCCATCAGGCCGTGGGAGCGACGAGACTGCCGTGTGCGTGGCTTCGTTATGTAATGGGTTTGTATACATCCATGATCTTATAGGCTACCCAGGGGGCTATGAGGAGCCTATATTGAAGAAGATAGTTAGACTAGCTATTCAGTACAATGTAAAGCTTATTAGAGTTGAATCTAACTTTGGAGATGCTATGTACTGTCAGCTTTTAATACCTGTGCTAAAGAAAATGTCTTCTAATATAGGGATTGAAGATTTTAAAGTAACGGGCAGGAAAGAAACTCGTATGCTAGCTGCATTAGAACCTGCAATTACACAGCATAGAATAGTTTTTGATAAACGTGCTATCTCTCATGAAGAAACACAAAAACAAATTACAAGATTATTCGATAAAAAGGGTGCACTTAATAAAGATGATAGGGTAGATGCTCTAGCATCAGCTATTTCTTATTGGGAAGACTCCTTATCTATATCTGTAGATAAAATTATATCTAAGAGAGTAGCTAAAGAGGGGGAAGATGTAATTAAGTCTTGGATTAATGATGATAGACGAATGGGATTGTTCTCAGAACGTCTACAGAATGCTGTAACAGGACAAAAACCTAGACAAAGAAACTGTAAGTGGACCGAACCAAGATTTTGGAAGAATAAATAGGAGGATAGTTTATGCCGTGGATGATGCAAGGTGCAATGATGGGCATGCAAGCCCTTATGGGTGCTCAAGCAGCAGGAAACCAAGCTGCTCAACAGATGACCCAACAGAACTGGGCTAATCATGTCCAGTCAATGCAGACAGATCAATCTAACAGAGATAAATCCGAAGCTAACGCTGCACAGTGGATGCAGAACCAGCTTATCTCTGAAGCTGCTTGGACTGGAATGGCAGAAGAACAAGTTTATCTTAGATATAACTACAATAATGACACAGGACATCTATCTAGAAAATCAAAACAAAGCTATGATGCTTTACAATCGACACTAAGCCATAGAAATATTAAAGGGGGAACTGCCAAGGCTCTTATGAGACAGCAACAAGACTTAGATAGAAGAGTCTTTGAGGCAAGAGCAATTACCCATGGTAATCAAATGAGAGATACTGAACGAAAGCGAGACAGGATGCTTTCTAATAGAAACTTTGGATATGCTAAACATGATACCTTTATACCTGCAGCTAATTTCACAGACCCAGATTCTGCTTATAAGAGTGCCCTAACTACTGGTCTTATCAAAACAGGCATAGGAACCTATACAGCATATCAAGAAAATAAAATGTTAGAGGGACAAAAGAAAATAGATCAAACTATGTGGGAATATTATAATGATCTAATGGATCCTAATAAACAGAATGAGAATAGATGGTGGGAGACTTCTCTCTATGGATAATAAACTAAAACAAATAGAGGTCTTAAATTCTGTAGTTAAATCTAAAGGTGCAGATATAGATAAGTTCAATGTTCCTTCCCTAGTAGGAAAAAGAGAAATTGATCGAATGCAAAAGGTCTTACTTGAGACAAAAGGAATGCATCCTCAAGATAGATACCTAAGATTTCTAAGAGAAGACATTCTAGTTAATGAACATACTAAAGATATTTACTATGAAGTTTTAGAAAACCTACATCCCATGGGGAAAAAGCATGCTTATAAACAGATACGAAAAGACTTTGAAACTAAGATAGCTGGCTATCAGAACGCAGAAGAAAGAGAAGGATATCTTAGAGATGTCTTACCAAAGCTACCAGCAGATATGCTGCCAGATATGGAAAGATTCTTTAATGTTAATGCAGATTTAATTAATGCTAAACAGAAACAAGCTAATAGAGTTGTTCAGTATCTAGAATTTGGTAATCTTCTTAACAGAAAATTTTCTTTTGTTTCATTAGATCCAAACAAGAGTTTAGAATCTCATGTTCAAGATTTACTTAAAGCATATGGCTTGGGATTTGATAAAGATATAAAGTATGTTGATGGTACAGCTACAATTCCAGGGCCCGAAGGAACAAGACAACCTGCCTACTTAGTACCCTCAAATAAAAATATTGAAGATGAGTTTATTATGCAAATGGATCTCGCTCCTATAATTAGAACTCACTTAAAACCAATTCTGGATTCTGCTAGACAGAAAACTGCAGAATCAGAACATGAGGCTACAGAATCTATGTTCTATAATTTAAACAAACTACCTCAGGATATACAAACTAATGTATTAATTGATTATGCTATGGCTCAGAAAGCAGATACCGTATCTATTGTCAATCAGGGTATAGAGTCTATTATAGACCGAGAAATTAAAGAGGGAGCTATTCATACAATAAACGATATTGTTATTAGTATGGGTATTCATAAAGATCGAATTAAAACTACTATAGCAGAAAGGTTAACAGATGTCCAACGGAGATAATCCCACTAGAATTCAAGGATCAATGGTAGACTTAACAATAAAAGATGATCCTACCAAAGACATTGGTCAGGCAGGTAGAGTTGTATATGCTCAACAAACTTTTGAAGACAATCATGCAAATCTATTTGAAGATATTGTAATGGGCTTAGAAAATTTAGACTTCCTTGGCTTAAAAAAATTAGATATGAAAAGTAAAAGTATAGATATAGCAAAGCAGAAACATGAGTATGAGAACCTAAGGGAGTTAGAAATAAATAGTACAGCAACCAAAGTTACTCGGTTAACAAACTTGGGTTCAGACGCAGAAGCTATACTTAATCAGCAGTCCAAAAGATTAGGATACGGGAACCAATTTAATTGGGAGATATCCGATTTTGAGGAAGATGAAAAAATGTTCTTCACTCCATATCGTATAGATGAACATGGAAATATGTATAATACTTTAGAAGATCGAGATCTAATAGAAAAGATGAGAAGACAAAGTTCAATGTATAACCACATTATCTTTGCTAATAGGAGATAAATATGATAGGACCTAATCAACAAGCTTCAGACTGGTATTTGTCTATAGACAACGATCCTCTTTTAGAGAGAATACAAACTCCAACTGGCTGGAAGATTGTAGACGGGTTAGAAGAACACTTAATAGATAAAGATGATCCTGAGATACCTGCTTCTTGGAAACATATTACTAAGCCAGATCGTCCTTATTTAACCAGTCCCAAAATCCAAGATAAATCAGGTATTTGGAAGAGATATAACCCCTTTGTTTCTAAACATCACACAGTAACTCGTGATGATTCACGACGACCATGGACGGGTGTATTGTTTGAACCAGATCTTATTGACAAGCTCCCCTTTTCCTCGGCTAAAGATATACTAGAACAGGCAACATCTGAGCCCTCCAACCTAGAAAGATCTTCAGGAGAATACAGAGAACCTACTGGATATGGTTTCGATCAGCTTAAGGAAGACTGGAGTGGTAGCTATTTAGGTAAAAAAGGAACTAGTCTCTGGGAACATATTAAAAAAATACCAAGTGCTTTTGCTAGGATTGGTACATTTGGTACAGAATTAGATTCTAAGTTTCAAGAAAGGTTTGGAGTCTCTCCTGGAATAGGAGATGTATCGGTTGAACCTGAACTGGGTGATATAGGAGATGCTATAGAATCTGTGGGCGATTGGGCTGTTTCGGGAGTAGGTTGGGATGGGGTGGAAGAGAAGAAAGAACGACCTGACTATAGTTATCAACGAGCATGGATGAGGGGAGGCCCCGCAAGTTTGTTTAGTAAGGCAGGGACAGGTGTTAATACATCGGGGTACGAATATTTAATAGGATATATAAAAGAATCTCATAAGCTAGAACAAGACTTAATAGACCAAAAAGACCTAC